GTCATTATGGTTATCTGAAGTCCATCTAAAACCTATAATTCCAGTATTTCCAGTACTTCCAGCTTTTCCTAAAGTTATAACAGCCTGTTCTCCATTAGTTAAATTTGGAGCAAGCATATCTATAACATGATTGTAAGCACCACTTCCACTATTGGTTATTAATAAATTGGGATCAAGAGCAGTTCCTGCATAAGCTGACAAATGAACTTTACTTGCAAAAGTTGCTTTTTGATCAGCACCTAAAGTTAAAACTGTTACTTCATTTGCAATGAGATTTAATTGATTTGTAACAGCTACTGCAAGACCATTGCTCGCTGTATTAATTTGTAAAGAAGGAGTTGTTGCATTTCCTCCATCACTTACAAGAGTCTTACTTGCAAAAGTTGCCTTTTGATCAGAACCTAAAGTTAATGCGGCAGTATTATTTGTTTTAAAAGCTAAACTACCATTTACTACTTGATTGATTTCTGCATTTAGACTACTGGCAGTTTGTGCTATTTTAAACAACACATTATCACTGCTGTCTGTCATTTCAAGTATATTAGAGCTTCCACTAGAATTACTATTAGAATCATTTAGAGTTAATAAAGATGTGGCTCCAGATTGCTTTATTACTCCTGCAAAAGTTGCATTTTGACTAGCATCTAAAGTTAATGCTAAATTATTAGCATTTGTTGCAAATTTAAGAGCACCACCTTCAGACCTCATTATAAAATCAGTGGCAGACCCACCTAATGCACTACCATTGCCTATATAACCTGCAACCGTATTAGTGTTATAGCGAAACGTAATATGACTAGTACTTGAGTTTGTACTATTAAAATCAGCTATATTAACAGCTGAAGATGTTACTGCTAACCCTGTAAGCGTACCTAATGAAGTAATATTACTCTGTGCTGCACCTGTTACTGTAGCTGCTGTTCCAGATGCATTTCCTGTAACATTACCTGTTAAAGCTCCAGCGAACGCTGTCGCTGTTAATGTTCCTGAACTTGGATTGTAAGTTAAGTTTCCATCTGACTCTAAACCCAAATTACCACCATCTACATCACCACCTGCTGTAAATATAACAGCATTATTTTCATTTGTACTTTCGTTATCTGTTATAGTAACTGTAGTAGCTACATCTGCTGTTCCTGTAACATTACCTGTTAATGGTCCGGCAAAAGCATCAGCTGTTACTGTGCCATCAAAAAATGCATTCTTAAACTCTACAGAAGCAGACCCTAAATCTAAAATATTATTAGCTCCCGGAGTTAAAGCTCCATCTGTTAATATTAACTGCTTTTCATTACCTGCATAAAAATTAATTGTATCTGCAGTTTCAAAATCTATTTTTGTCTGATCATCTTCACCGATCTTAATATCTGTAGCAAGTAAAGATGTAATTGTTGTTTGATCTGCATTAATTGCAACATCTATTGTATTGTCAGCATCTTGATAAGTTACAGTAACACCTGTTTCTGTATTGCTACTAAACATAGCTCCAGTTGTGTCAGATATGACTTCAGCTAAAGCAGTGCCGTTTACCGTAATAGCATCAGCCTCTAAGGTACCATCGATATCAGCATTACCAGATATATCTAGTGTAACTGCATCAAGTTCACCTGCAACAGTTAAAACACCACTAGCTAGAGTCATTAAGTCTGTGTCATCTGTATGACCAATGGTTGTACCATTAATTAATACATTATCTATATCTAATGATCCACCACTTATTAATCCTGTAGTTGTTATGGTTGAAGCTCCGTTATTAATAGCACCAAACCCTGAAGTTATAGTACCACCATTTAAAGCACCAACACTTGTTATGTTTGTTTGCGCGGCTGTTAACACTTGACCAGTAAGGTTACCAGTAACATTACCAGTGACAGTATTTATAAACGCTGTAGACCAACGCTTCCCTGTTACACCAATTCCACCTTCTCCGTTGTCGTTAGGTACTATGTTTTTAGTTGCCATGTTTTATTTTTTTTATTCGCTAATATATTTTCTAACAACAGTTGGTGTTGCTTTTTCTTGTATTTCAGCCTCAATTATAGTTTTATAACTATTTATTTCATCTGCACTAAGAAAAGTTTCAACCCAACCGGTTACATCAGATTTTTTTAAATCTGCAAACTCTGTAAAACTAGAAAGATCTGATGTGTCTATTTTTAGAGCACCAGTTAATGATGATAAGTTTTTTTCTTCTGTATCATCTACACCTATTAGTTCCCAATATACTTTAAATATTACATCTGATTTACCACTTTTTGTTGGGTAGGTATCTGCAGATTTTGTGTCCCATGTATATGTTATTGCCATTGTTTTATTGTTTTATGTTTATATTTTTTTATTTTGGTGTTAAATCTCCGTTTGCATCTACGTTCCAATACCCTTCTTCACCGGGTGAAACTGCAGGTGTTAGTTCTGTACTAGTTACATCCCATGAATCACTAAAGTCATAAGCAATACTAGGTATTGGAGTTAGATCATTACCACTAATATTCCATACGTAATCCTCTATTGCTACAGCAGCAGCGGCTGGGAAAGTAGCTAAACTTATTCCTATCCCCGGCATTAATATCCAAAGTAACAGATTACACCACCAGTTGAATCAGCAGCAGGAGTTATAGTTGTATATCTACCAACTATAGTCAATCCTTTAGGATAAACAATTCCATCAGCGTCATTACCACCAGCACCATTGTAGTTATCTAAAAAAACTAAACTTTGACTTGATGGAGTTATTTGAGCACTAAGTTGTAAAGATGTAGTTGTATTATTGTAAGCTGTTACAAAAACTCCTTGATTACTAGGTCCACCATATATTGGAACTGGAGTTTCTGTATCAAGAGTTATTCCAGAAGTAGTACTATTTGCTTGAGCAATAAGTAAAACATATTGCCCTACTTTAATTTCAGTCTTAGCAGAAGCTATAGTTATGTTGGCTCCAGCAGCATAAGTTCCATCAGTAACATTAACTTCTGTAACTCCATTAAAATTAATATGATCTGCTGCTTCTGTTGAAAAAAAGTTTGGTCCTGTAGCACCTAGGTTTTCACTTTTTAAAATACTAGGAGTGTTATCTGCTAAAAATTGAATAGCAGTTATTACCATACCTTGCGGTGGAACTACAGGTGTTGCTGTCTTACAATGAACACTACCTAGTTGTCCAAAGCTATAAGATGTTGCGGTTGAATTTATACCCATTTTATTTTTGTTTTATTTATTGTTTTTATTTAGGATCAAAACTACCTAAGTTAAAATTGCCACTAAGTATATCATTACCTGATGACTCGAAGTTTTTAGGTGGTTTCTCGTTTTTTCTTTGATCAATTAATTCAGACTGTTGAGATGCTTGTATTTTTGTTCTTTCATCTTTACGATCTTCTTTTTGTTTTTCCCTGTTTTTAAATGATTGGACCTCCATTTGTTTTAACTGCATGTTCATTTGAAACTCAAGCTGCATTAATTCTTTCTTAGCTAAAATTTCTTGTTGCATTTTTTGAGTTTCTAGTTGAGCTTTTAATTGCTCCATTTGACTTTGTATTTGAACAAGTGATTGTTGTTTTTGAACTTCGGCTTGCGCTGCAACTTGTTGAGCTTGTGCATTTGCTTGTGCTTGTGCTTGAATGTTTTGTTGAGTAGCTAACTGATCTCTTTCGAACTTCTTTTTTCTTCTTATTTTAAGTAGTTGGTTAGCGAGTTTTGTGTTTCTTATTTGTCTAAGATCAATAGCATCTTCTAAATCTATACCTTTTTGAGCAACAGCTACTTGTATGTTATTTTCAAGTAATTGTTTTTCTTCTTCATCTGGTTCTAATTCTAAAAATATACCAAAATCATGTATATGAAGATTTTCTAATTCTTCTAATGTAGCAACATTGTGAACACCTATACTTTGTATAAACGCATCTTTTGTTGGAGAGTATTCTATTATATCAGATATTCTAAGTGATAAACATTCCGCTGTTTCTGCAGTTAAATATAATCCAGATTGTAATATGTGTCTAGTTGCCGTATTAGAATTTGCTGCTGCAAGTTTTTGTACACCAACTAAAGCATTTTTATCAGGAACACTACCATCTCTAGCTTCGTTTAAACCAGTTACATCTCTTATCATTTGAAGATAATAATTGTAGTTTGCTATTAATGATTGCATTTTAGCTCCACCATTACCACTAGATATTTCTTGAATAGGTACTTTACCGGGATTCATATCTCCATCAGAAGTTAGTGACCTACCTATAACACTACCAGTTTGAAAAAACATATTTAATGCTTCTTGTGGATTATAATTAGTCCCGTTACCAAGATCAACTTCAGCTATACCATCAGCATCTAAATAAACTCCATCGGGTATCATTCTAGACATTACTTGT